CCCGAGAGCGCCCGGCGCAGGGGTCCCCAAGCTTGTTGTCAGTCGGAAACGCCGAGAAGGCGGGCGTTCGCCAGCTTCACCGGGCCTTGAAACGAGCCGCGCCCGATGTAGTAGAACAGATGGGAATGCTCGGCGTTGAAGACGGCAAGGATGTAGCCGCCCCGGAAGCTGAGAGGAAGGTGCCCGTCGACCTGGTAAAGCGCGGCGACGCGCTCGTAAGCCTCGTATGCGTCGGCGATGGTGGCGTAGAACATGGGCTTGCTGAGCCACTCCGGCTTGCGTTCCTTGATGGCCCGCTGTTCGGGGGACGGCTCCGGCCCGATCCCGAATGTGTATCCCACGCCCATGCCTGGAATATAGGCTCGCACCTTTCCAATTGCAATGCCTCATGCCGCTCGTAGAGCCGTTTGTATCGTCGCGTCGTCCCATCTCATGAGCGTGTCCCAGCCCACGCGCGCCGCCAGATCGTTCAACGCTCGCTGCTCGCCCCCCGGCGCACCCCTGCAGACAGCCTTTTTTACAAAGGTTTTTACCTGTTGGACTGATCTATCGGACGCCATGTCCCCTTTTAGAAAGCCCAGAATTATGCGCCAGACGACGACGGGCCGGCCGCGCCGAGAACGCCGACGGCCCATGCGGGCGATCACCCGCTCCCCTTCGAGATAATCCAGGCAGCGCCGCACGTGGCGTTCGCTGACGCCGCTGTCGGCCGCGATCTGCGCTTGGCTCGGAAAGATGTTGCAGCCGCCGCGATCCGCGCGGGCTGCCAAGGCATAGAGCACGGCGCGGGCCGCTCCGGTGATGTGAGAGGCGGCTTGAACGAATTTTACGGCCTGGAATGACATTGCGGTTCCTTTCGGTTGACAAAACCCGGAACCGGAACCAGAATGTGGGCTTCCCAACCTACATTCTGTTGTTTGCGGTTCCGGGCCGCGCCAACTGCAAATTGGCGCGGTCCTTCTATTCGAGCTTCGGCTTGCAATGGTCTAGCTCGCACTGCAGCACCATGCGCTTCACGGGGTCGTCTTCGCGCCGCTGCGCCCATTGGCCCGCCGCCTGACGGGTGACGAAGCTCCGCGCCGCCTTCCAGAAGATGCGGCCCGTCTTCGCCTGGAACCAGACGTGGAAATGCGGGCGGTTGGGTTTCGGTGCATCGAAGGGCGCGTCTTCGGCGTCCGTTCCAGGAATGCGGAATTGTTCGTCGGTCATGGCAGTTTCCAATGTGCAACGTTCGGGCAACAGCGTCGCCATATCACGGAGCGTTGCATATTGCAAACTACTCATCCGTTTGACACTCGCTCGGGCAGACCGGGTGATGCTGCGTGAGGCAGTTGGTCTCGCAAGCCGCCTGACAGCCCGCGATGAGGCCCCCGCCGCCGCACACCGCGCAGCGCTCGGCGCACGATTTAGGCGGGAGCGGGAAACGGAAATCGTCGCTGCAAATCACTGCTCGCATTTCGCCGGTCCGCAAGGCATGCGCGGATCGATCCTTCGCGCATTGCGAGCGCTCGGAAATTCCCCCAGAGAGCGCCGGAGACGGGCTTTGCAGGGGTTGGGCGCACGCGACCGCCAGCGAGAGCGCAAAGGCCGTCAGCGGCGCTCTAAGAGCGTTTGAGAGGATATGGGCCCGAAATAGGGCCGGATCGGACCTTTGTGCAGCCGCACCGGCTGCGGCCGAGGCCGGGGGCGCACCTGGTCGGGTGAAAATCGCACGTCTTGGTCGCATATCGGACCTATTCTGCCGATCCAAATCAATCCTCTTCCATCAAGAGGCCCGCCGCCGCCGCCGCCTGGGCGATATCCATGCCGCCGCCGACGAGCGATTGGAAGGCGCGCGCGCGGCCCGCGATATCGGACGCGAACAGCGCGTCCCAATCGAGGGCGATTGCCAGCCCGACGCGCTGCGCTTCCCGCGCCACTATCCGCCCGAGCGGCGCGACGGTGCCGTGCAGGTAGCGCCGCCACGCTTCGCGCTGCGCCGTGCCGTCGCTGTCCTGCGCAAGCTGCACGGGATAGCCGCATGCGGCGAGAACGCTTTCCCGCGCCGCGACGAACAGCCGCACGTTGCCTTCCGGGTATGCCGGCCCGAGCCGCGCCAGGTCGAAATCCCGTCGCGGTGCCGCCGACTGGCCTTCGCCCCAGCCCTGGCGCGTCGTCTCCACGACGGCAATGCGCCCCTGGAGCGCCGCGAGGTCCTGCTTCAGTTGCTCGATGTTGCCCGCCGCGCCGTCGGACGGCACCGGCAACAGGTAGCCCACGGCCGCGTTGCCTTCGGTGGCGAGCGAGCCTTCGAGGCGCTGCATCAACTGGCGCAGGGTCCGCGCCGCGCCGAGCGGCGAGAGGCCCCGCCCGCTCGCCGTGTCGACGTTCCACCGGGCGTGGAAGACGCGGCGGGCGTCTTTGGTGCGAACGCCGCCCGCGAGCGACAACTGGTAGCGGCCCGTGGGGAGGATTTCGTAGTTGTCCGCCCGCATGAGACGCCGGCCCACGCGGTACCAGACGGCCTCCCCGCCTTCCACCAGGGACCGGCCGATCTGCGCCATGGTCCAGGTGTCGAAGGCGGCCGCGCCGGTGCCCGAGACGCCCGCCGCCGCGAAGGCCCGCGAGAGTTGCCCGGCCGCGATTTCGAGGGCGGATACGTAGGCGTCCGTGAGGTTGTCCGTCGCCGCGTCGACGAGCGCCTGGGTGACGATATCGGAGTAGTTCCGATCTTCCGCTTCGGGTTGCTTTTCGGAAACGTCGCGCTTCCAGGGAATGATCGCCATTAGAGCACCCCCCACAACGTCCAATAGAGGGTCGACGTTCCGCTCGACCCGAAGCCCGGAACGCAGCCCGAATGGCTCGTTATGGCCGCTTTGGCCGGATCGACGGCCATGCGCACGCTGCACGTCCGCTGTACGCCCGTGACGGTGCCGAACAGGTCCGCCGTGGCGTTCGCTTGCGGTCCCCCGGCCCCGGTCCCGGCCACGTCGATCCCCGGAAACACGATATCGTCCCTCATCCAGATCGATTGATTGGTCCAAGTCAGCGACAGCCGGAACTCGCGCCACGGCTTGGCGACGCGCAAGCCCGCATGGATCGCCGCGTCCGTCACGGTGAGATTGATCCCCGCGCCCGACGAATGATTGGCGATGGTGCCGCTCGATATCTTCGACCAGCCCGCTCCGTAGGGAAGCGACGTAGGCGGCGCGGGCAATGCCGCATAGCCGCCTTTGCAATTGCGTACGTGGCTCTCGTTCACGGTGCAAGCGCCGAGGGTGTAGACGAGGCCGTTGGAAAGATCGTCTTCCGTGGCGCTGTTCTCGGAAGGCCGCACCACGCCGTCGATGTCCGCGCCGTTGTCGCCGACAACCGTGGTGAGCGCTTGCAGGGAACTGGTCAAGTCCGGCGGCGGATCGGCCAGTTCGTAGGCCGCGCCCGCCGCGTTGACGCGCAGGTGCTTAAGCTTCCCCGCCGCCGTGGGGTCGGGGATGGCCGGGCCGCCCGATCCGCCGCCGCCTCCCCCGAATGGCCGGTGGATGAGACTTAAAGTAAAAGTCCCGCCCAATCCCTCCCTATACAATTGGATAATTGACCGGTCATTTCCCATTGTCAATGAACCGGCGTTGTCGGCCGCTATGAACTGATCGTGGCCGCTCCCACTATAGCCGTCGAAATCGAAATTAGCGGAGTATCGATCATCCGCATCGGCGGCGATAACCCACAATTCGCCGGGCGCCAGTGCTGCGACAGCCGCTTTGAATGTTGTATTTGAATTCCCGAGAATTGTTGCCGAAGCTGTACCGCTCGAAACCTCGACGCTTGCCGAATAAAGCGTCGTCTCGTTCCCCCCGCCGCCGCCGCCGCCCCCGCACGCCGCGAACTCAAGTCCCGTCGCGCCGCTGTTGGCCTTGAGGCAGTTGCCGCCGTGCCCGGTCAGCGCCGGCAATCCGGCGATCACCGCGTCCTGCGGCGTTTGCAATTGAATGCCGTTGCCCGCGCTGTTGGCGGCGACGAGCTTGCCCTTGTCGGCGGCCTGGATGCCCGCGCCTTCGAGGATCACCGTCGTTGGCGAAACCCATTCCACGGCGCTGGCGTCGCTCTTGATCGACAGCACGCTTTTGGCGTTGCCGGAAAGCGACGGCAAGCCTTCGCAATCGTCATAGACGAGCGCCGCGCGGCCCTGATCGATTTTGACGCAATCTCCGGCGCTTCCGCTCGATACCAAGGGCGGGATCGTCCCGGTGTGGAAGGTGTAGGACCCGAGCCGGCCGCGAAGATAGGCGTCGCTGTTGGCGACGTTCGGCGGCGCGGGGATGTTGCTCGGGTGCGCATGATCGCCGCGCGAATAGACCGTCGCGGTGCCCGCCGCGCCTTGCGCTTCGAGCGCCGAAGGGACGGCGGTCGAAGGTGCCGGGATCGCCGGAATGCCGTGCACGTGATCGTCGCGGCTCGCCTTGGTCCCGTCGCCGGGCGCGGCCGGCGGTCCGAGCGGCTGCGGATTGCTGTCGGAGAGTTGAACTCCGGTGCCGCTCGGCGGCGCGACCCATTCCATCCCGGTCTCGCCCGTGTTGACGGCGAGATGCTTGCCCTTGTTGCCGGTGATCGACGGCAAGCCGTCCGCCACGACCTTGAGGCGGGTTTCCCATTCAGTGCCGTTGGCGCTCGAATTGACGGTCAAGAGCTTGTCGGCGTTGCCTGTGAGGGTGGGCAAGCCTCCAACGGCGTCCGTAATATCGCCCACATATTTAGTCGTATGGGAAGCGAATGGTGTCTCTGAAATTTCGAGGGTGGCGCGTGGAAAGTTGCCGCTCGTATGTTGTCCGATCCCCCATATGATCGCTTGACCAGCCGGGCCGCAGGCAGACACCGGGTATCGCCGATCTTTGTCTATGCGTAGAGGGGTGCGCCATTCCGAAGCGGGGATCAATCGATCTGCAACGTCGTCCACCACGGAGTGTAGGCGTACCCGATAATTTCCCGCTTCCGGGATTGCAGCACCCGCCGTTTCGAGCGGCGCGAACACCCATATCTCATGCCCTAAGGGAATTGGGCTCTGATCGTTTCCGGGGAACGTACATACGTTCTGCCAGCAGAGGCTTCCCGGCGCGATCTGGAACTGGCATGCCCCTTCGAAATTCTGTGATCCCATTCGGTTCACTCGGGCGAGAAATAGCGCCGAGTCCGACGGAGCCGTTTGCCACTGCGCGGGCAGAAGAGAAAGGTCGGCCGTCTTCTGCCCGAACGCCGTCAGTTGGTCGCTAGGGGGATGCGAATGATCGCTCCGGCTGGCCTGATTGGCAGTCCCCGGAGCACCGGCTGCGGTGCCCTTTGTCGGCGTGTTGTCCGAAAGTGTCCCCGCTCCCCCTGCAGCCGGGTGCACGTGATCGCCCCGGCTGACGGTGTTTTGCGTGCCCGCCGCGCCGGAACCGCTTTCCACCTTCGGCGTCGCCGTCGAATAGGGGATGGTGCTTGTCGATCCCCCGCCCGCCGAGACGACGGCCTGCGGGGTGAACAACTCGTACTCGCCGCCAGTAGTGCCGAGCACCATTTCGGGGTTTTGCGCATGCGCGTTTCCGATGAGAAACGCCAGCGCGACGGCTACGGCTCGGGAAATTCCAACCACTCCAATGCTCCGTTGTCGCTCGAAAGGATGTAATGGCCGCTGTCGGGCGGCGCGGGGATGACGGAAGGCGCGGGCGCGGGTCCGGGGCCTTCGGTCGTCTCGCCGAAGACGCCGGCCCGGTGCACCCGGTATGCCGAGAGAAGCGCCTGCGCCCCCGAGACTTGCAGCGCCCGGCTCACCTGCGGATCGCTCGGTTCCGCGTCGTAGAGCCAACCACAGAGGCGGATGGCGGCCGCGTTGTGCACGTCGTCAGGAGCGTCCGGTGCATAGTCGACGACGCATCTTGACGCGGCCGCCAAGGCGAACTTGAGAACGAGGGCTACGGCGGTGTCAACGTTGTCCGTGGCCGACGCGAGGCGCAGCACGACGGCGAGTTCGGGCGCTGTGACGGTGACGGCCATCAATACCAGTAGCGCGGCGCGGCGCGGAGGGCCTTCGTCTCCAACTCCGCTACGGTTGCCATGAAGCGTTCCGCGATCACGCTTGCCGGATAGGCCGGCCGGTCCACGAGGGCGAAGCCCAGAAGATCGGCTTCCCGGATGATGCGCGTCTTTCCCTCCCACGTTTCGTTCCTGGCCCGGAACTCCACGGAAAAGCCCCGCAGTATTTTCGCGTCCACCAGCTCTCGGGCTTCCCGCGCGTAGGACGTGTTCGGCAACCGGATAGTCGCCCGCAGCGCGCTCGGCTCGTCTTGGAGGGCCAGCCCGGCCCCCGAGCGCACGACCGGGCGCGTTCGGTCGTGTTGCAGATTGCAAATCACGTCGTCGAAACGAAGACTGCCCGGCTCGAACCGCTCTCGCCAGTCGCCGAAACGGGCTTCGTCTCCGTAGACCATGAGCGGGCCGGAGAGCGTATCGCCCTCGGCCCGGAACTCATAGAAACGGCGTTCGGTATGCTCATTTTGCATGGCTACCCCCTTCCCGGAGAGAGATCGCGCTTGGATCGGATCCCGAAACCGTCTCTCTCATGCGGAAATTGCATACCTCACGCTTCGGTGCGGATGGCGTAGCGGTGCCAGCCGTCTTTCCGCCGCATGACGAAATCGAACATCATGTGCGCCGTCAGCACGACTTGCGCCTTCCCGGCTTCGGTGTAGGGATCGCGGATCATCGTGATCCCCTGCCAGACCGGCGCGACGGCCGCGCCCGGCTCCGAGTTGGCGATTGCCGATTGCACCTTCTTGGTGCTGTTGGCGTTCTTCGGCTTGATCGTGGCGACGGCAGGGGCCGGGATTTGGAACGACCGCGAGACCGCCGTGCCGAGCGCCCGGAGCGCCGCGATCCCGTCAACTTCGCTCGCGTCCGTCCGGTAGACGGAGCGGGCGAGCGTGTAGGTATCGCCGCCGATCAACAGCCGGATATCGCCCTCGGTGCGGCTGAACTTCCCGTCGAGGCCGTCCGTGGCGATCTTCCGAAAGTCCGCCCAATCGGGCACCGCGCTCGGATCGTTGGCGGCGAAGGTCTCGCCCGGAGCCAATTCGAGGTCCAGTTGGTTGATGAGGCCGGAGACTTGATTGGCCGCGCCCGATCCGAGCAGGATTTGGCTGTCCAACTGGAAACCCATTTCCCGGCGAAGGTCCGCGCGGAGCGTGCTTTCGAGCAAGCCGCCCATTTCGGCGACGCCTTCGAGGTCGAGCACGTAGCGCCCGGTGAGCCGGTGCGGGTTGGCGTCCACGACCGAGAACTTCGCCGCGCCCGCGTCCGGCGACGCGCCGCGCGCCTGCATCGCGGCGTCGGTGCCGTCCACCATGACGGGATAGCGGCGCTCGCCCGGCGGGACGGTTGGCATGGCAACCCCGAGAAACGCCGCATCCGTCATGGTGAACACCCGCCCCAACATCGGACCCGTGGTGAGGTTGATGGTCCCGGAGGGAAGCGCGTCTCCCCCTGCGGTTTGCGGTGAAACCGCGTCCGCGCGTTCCTCCGGGGTCGGTAGCAGGGCCTCAAGGGGAATGGCCTGGTCGGACAGTCCGAGTTCGCTCCGCAGTTCCCCTTCGGCCCCGTCAAGCAATTGCTGGGACGCGATCCCGTTGAGGTAGCGTCCCAGGCTGATCCGATCGCGGAGCTCGGCGGGCGCTTCGGCGGGCTCCGCTTCGAGCGCTTCGAGCACCTTTTGATCGGCTTCCTGGAGGGTGGCGACGAGCGCCGCACGCTCTTCGGCGGACGCGTCTTCCGCCAGGGCGTTGAGGGCTTGTCTCGCTTCGATTTGCGCCTGAAGCGCCGCGCGTAGTTCTGGGCTCACTAACTTCTCCGTATGCTACTGACGATACCCAGGGACGCGAGAACCGCCTTGGTTTCCCGCCGCGCGGCGGGTATCCATCCGCGCGTGTACCTAAACCTGTAGGTGCTCGCCTTGTGCGAGAGCTGGGGCCGGTAGCTTCGCCGGCCGCGCCGGCCCGAGAGCACGCGGCCGTAGGGGATCATGGTTTCGCGCAGCGAGAGCTTGTTGCCGCGCCAGCGGGCCGAGACCCGGATGGAGCGCCGCAGCTTGCCGCTCGCCACGGGCGCGTTGCGGATGAGCGCGGCGCGGTAGTAGCGAATGCCTCTCGCCTTTTGCCGCTGGTAGTAGGCGAAGCCGAGATCGTCTTCGTCGGTCGTGAAATAGTTCGGCTTGTTTTGACGGCCGCCGTCCCGATACCAGTATCCCGAGCCGTAGCCTTTGCGCCCGCGTTTCCGATAGGTAAGGCCGTCGCGCCACGTCCACCCGAGCTTGCGCCCGCGGTTCCACCGGTAGCCGGCGCGGGCGATCCTGAATGCGAGACCGAGCGCCATCAGAGCGTTCCGAGCGCTTGCCGTAGGCTCTCGACTTCGGCGGCCGCGTCGCCGGTGAGCGAGAGGTGGCGGAAAAGGTTCACGATGGCTTCGCCGCGAACGTCCGTGAGGCCGGACCCGACCACGGTGAACAGGCGCGCCACGGCGACGGGCGTGATGTCGGGCGCGGGATCGAGGAATTGATCCGCGACCTGGGGCGCGTTCCGCCGGTCGGTGCGGATGTCGACCGTCGTCTCAAGTCCCGTCTCGACGCCGTTTTCGTCGGTGATGATGTTCCATTCCGCGTCGATTGTGGTGCCCCAGAATTTCTTGACGCCTTGCGGCACCCCGTCCTTGACGGTCTGGTACGTCGTGTAGACGCGATCAAACGTCGGCATCGCGTTTGCCTTCGACAACGAGGCGGTCTCGCTTGCGCGGCGGCGCGGCCGCGAACCGTTCCCAGGCCAGTTGATCCTCGGTGAGCTCGGCCCCGCTCTCGCGCCGCGTCTTCGCCATGTGGCAGTCGCGGCATAGCGCTTGCAGATTGTCGAGGTCGGACTTGCCGCCCTCTTCGACGGGCATCACGTGGTCGCATTCGAGGTCGCCGGAGCGCTTGCCGCAGTTCTGGCACGCGAAATCCGCGCGGGCGAACACCCTGGACCGCAGCCACCGCCATGTCGCGCCCTTGTTTCTGTCGTGGTATGTGCTCATACGATTGAAACCTTGAGCAGCGGCACGGGCTTGACGATTTCGCCGAGGCCCGCCGCGATCACGGCCGCCGAGAGCGCGTCTATCCGCGCGTTGTTGGCGGCCTTGTCGATTGCCGGGTTTCCCGCGCCGTCGAACCGGAGCACCGACGATGCTATCGCGCTTTCGAGCATGGTTGAGCCGCGCGTTTTCAGCGCATGCGTCCGCACGAGCCGCTGAAACGCCCGCACGTCGTGCGAGCCGTCTGCGGTTGCAGCGGCTCCTTGCCCTCTCCATTGAACGGCCACGTAAGGGACGCCGGCCCCCCGGAGCGCCATTTCGCATTCGGCGCGGCGGTGCCGGTCCGCGCCTACGGCCAGCACCCGCGCCTTCCCGCCGATTTCCTCGAAGAAATCCTGCAGGAACGGAATGACCGGAGTGACGCGGCCCGGATAGAGCTTGAGTTCGCCGGCACGGAGCATCCTGTCGTAGAGGGTGCCCATCCGGTCTGTGCGGGCGCGGACGGTAAGCGCCGGCTCGTCCCCGAAGGCCCCGCGCACGAGGATCGCGCCGGTCGACGGGTTGAGGGCCACCGCGCAGGTCATCGAGACGGAGCCGCCCAGGTCGATCCCGATCACCACGTCGCCGTCGATTTCCGGGGCGTCGGCCGCGATGCATTTGGCGTACTCCGAGACCGTGACAATGCTTTCCCGCTCGGGGTCGATTGGCTGGTTGAGGTCGTAGGCCCGAAAATGCGCCTCGTTGCCGGGCGCGGCGGACGCCCGCTCCGCTTGGTGGCGCATGTACTCGCGCGACTTGATCCCGTCCGCGATCCCCGGATTGGAGGCGAGCCACGCCTCTTCGTCGTCAAGCTCGCACGTCACCGGCGAAGTCCACTTGCGCCAGTGAATGCCGGGTGCGCCTTCGCGTTCCTCCATTTCGGCGAACATCGGACCTTCGCCCTGGATGGAGATCGCCCAGAAACGGCCGTCGCGCCCGGAGATCGACGACATGAGGGCGTTCCACAGCGCCCGCATGCGCTCGGGCAACAGGCCCGCTTCGTCGATTATGGCGAGATCGGTGCCGACGGCATGCCCCGTCGCCTTGTCGGCGGCGAGAAAATCGAGCCGCGATCCGAATTGTCCCTCGATCCGGCCGGGCGGCGGCGACTTGTAGACCTTGATTTGATGCTCGATCCGGCTCACTTCGGCGGTCGATATCATCGCGTCGCGGAGCTCGCGCGCGAGCGGACCCGTCAATGAGGTGACGGCCCCCCGCCAATCGCGCCGCCCGAGGGGTCCCGCCAGGTGCGCCAGCAGCACGGCCGCGATGAGGCCGGACTTGCCGTTCTTGCGGGAAATCGAGAGACCCGCTTCGCGGACGCCGGGAGCCATGGCCGCGCTGACCCATTCGCGTTGCCAATCGGGAAGGTGGAAGGGCTTGCCCCCGAGCGGCCCGTTGGGGACCCGGAGATTGGCTTCGATCCAGCCGAGCGCTTCCTCGATGTCGAGGGGATTGTCGGCGGAAAATTCGATTGGGGCTTGGGCTAGTTGCGAGTCGCGGAACTCTTGTTCGCGTTTTTTTCGCCGCCATTCGCGGGTATATGCCGCTCGATTACCACCGACCATGCAGCCCACATACTGTGGGTCGTCATCCGCTGTCAACTACATTTGCTATTGCACCGGAGAAAAGTTGTTGCATCGGCCTTGTGC